AAAATGGGTCGGGTATTTCTATTCTCATGGTATATTTATCGTTCTTCTTATGTACAGGAACTCTTACTGACTTATATAATTCAGATGGAGGTGTATTATAGTTATTAGCATTAGTTATCATACCAGACTCATATTGTACATAGGAGTCCATATCGGCATATAGAGGGTCTTGATGAAACTCCATAGGGCCAGATACACCTAATTCAAAATTAAGTCCAGCAATACGCAACTCCCCATCAAGGTCATAATTAGTTTGACCTTTGTTATAATAGTATGTAGGTAGTTCTATAGTGGCTGTATATTTATATCCAACTACTACTTTAGCGTTACTAGCTATATTGATGTTATTAAAAGTAGCAGTTCCTGTACCTACAGCGTCAGCTTTCCTTACTACACCAGCAATAGAGTTTCCATCGCTGTCATTACCAGAAATACCAATTAAATAAAAGTTAGTAGCTGCAGTAGGTGTGTAAGGTATTCCCACCACAGTCTTCTCAGGGGCTGTTGTAGTCTGTGCAGTACCAGTAATTGATGTTGGTTCTACCAAACTATCAAGACATGGTTCAAACCATCTTGCTGTTTTGAGAGGAGATCCTATATCAGATGAAGTTCCCCCTACTGTATATGCTCTGTCAGTGTCAGCATCAGTTACATATTCATGTCTATTAAGAATATAGTCACTACCATGTAATGTAACCGTAAAATAACTACCACCTGTATAGAGCATGTGTTGCATAGTACCTGTTAATGTCCAAGTGTACCAAGCAGACTGCTCACGTTTTTGTCCACTGTTGTAGTATTTATAATGATATATTTCTTTCTGCCCTTTTTGTCCATAACTTACAATACCTATTGGTACAGAATTGCAAGACTTTGTTATACTTTTCGGTAAAAATTCTGGAACAACTCTAGTCTGTTCTAGTATTGCGGGGGGTGTATCATCGTCTAAAATTGTAGCTTCAAACGCCCTAGCATGGGATGATACATTAGATGTGAATAGTACTGATGTACCCATATCAACAGGTTGTATACTGCTGTCACACTCGAAACTAGATATCTTTTTAAGTCTAGCAGTTTTAGGACTAAATATATCTGATTCTGTAAATAGTAAAAACTGACCGTTATCAGAGAACATTAGTAGCCCTTTCTGTATAGGTAATGTGTGATTGATAAACGCAGGTTTTATATCAGATACAGTTACATCTATTGGGTTATCATCACTAGCAGATATAGCAGACACTATAAAGAAATTAAAGTAATTTCCAGGCTGACTCAGTATAACGTTCTCTCCAGAGATTAACCCTAATCTATTTCTATGAAAAAATATTTCCTGAATTTTTCCGCCTTCAAATGTAGGGAAAGGATTGGAAGTGTTATCTCCTACCAACCTATCATCCCAATAGTTCTCGTTACCCCTTGCAGTAGCTGTAGCTTCATCTAACTTAATAAATGAAAACGTACCGTTACGGTTATTAACGAGAGCATGAGGCATAGTCGCAGGGTCTAGCCCTTTAACCATTGCATCAGCAGCACTGGTTCCAGCAAAGTTATGGGGTCTTACACATTCTTCCCAGCTACCAGCTCCAGAGACACCATTGTTAGCTTCAAACTTTACATAGTAATCATCAGTCTGTAGATCAGAAGTATTAGATATTTGTGCTACATAATCTTGTTTACACATAGCTGGTAGCCTAGCAATATCCTGTGCTTTCTGACCTATTACACTCATGTTCTCATTAACAGCACCACCAAGAAAGTTAACACCAGAGGCTGCAGAGCCGTGCATAAATAGACCACTACCTATGACCTCAGCTGTAACGTTAGAAAGGTCACTATTTACAGAGGACTTAAGTCCATTGAGAATAGTAGCCATAGATATAGTACCGTTCTCTGGATTTTTAGGAGTCTTATGATAAGCTATACCAGATACACCTTGGTAAGTTGATACTGGTTCAACAGCTTCGACTGATACACGATAAGTAATACCTTCTATCGCAACATCAATATATAAACCTTCAGCTGTAGATTTGTTTGTAGTTTTAATTAAACCACCGTCTCTTAATGTGACTGTAGCTGTATAACGTATGTCGTAATCTTGAGTGTAACCTAGGAAGTCAGAACTTGCTGTACTACTTCCATTGAAGTTTGCTACGTTATTAGCAATGTAACTGTTACCGTTTACCTGTAAAGTACCTTCAATATTTTCTGTAATATTTGTACCACCTACTTGAGCACCTGTTGTAGTAACAGCAGATCCTCCAGAAAATGACCAAGTTAGTGTACCAGACTTTTGCTGGTTTTCATTTGTGTCATTCCATGTTGAACCTTCAGGAGTGTTACCATTCATTCTATCTACTTTTACAGAAGTAACCCTGTAGTAAGTGTTGGGTGTGGGAGCTGTACCACTATATAATATATATTCAGTATTGTAAGCAACAGTATCCAACCTAGCATATGAGTAATCTCCACTGTGAATAGGTGAAAAAGTATTACCTGTAGTACCTACAGTTTTTTGTTTGTTAACTATTATTGTATAGTCTTGTATAGTCTGTATAGCATACTCTTGTGTAGCCCCCGAAAGGTAGGCGAACAGAGCGTCTCCATTACTGTTTGTCAGAGATAGTTCATTACCATTAGCTAAATCCCATATTCGTATAGGCTTTTGCCCAGACCCAGTATTAGCTGGTGTGATTTGAAATAAATATTTCTCGTCACCATCTCTTATAATTTCATACCAATAGCCTGTGCCATTAGCATTTGTAAGTTTCTTAACAAACTCCCCAGCGGGACGTTTCTTTAATCCAAATGTAACATCTGGGACAGCATTATCGCAGACCCTTAACTGTCCTGGAAATTTTATTTTATCTGGCTGTTGAGATACACCCCCAAGAAAGTTTGGGATACTTTGATTTACTGCTGCCATTACCTTCTTCTTAATACTTTAAATGGGCGATACACGGTGTTTGCATCTTGTTGGTATTGGTAATCATTAAATATATTATGGTCACCTTGGCGGGTATCATATTGTAAAGCAAGGGCTCTAGCGTAAGCCTCATCTGCCTCTAATAATTTAGCAGTCTCTGTATTGTTAACCATACGGTTAGCGGCTACTCTCGTAGCTTTAGCCGTAATATAGTCTTTAAATGGTTGAGGTAGTTCTTCAAAATCAACCATCCATACTATGTCAAAATATAATTTATCACAATTCTCAAATGTAAATGTATGATCTTTTTTATCATAAATTTTTTCAATACCATTGTCAGTACGTTTGACTACATCATAATCTTTACCATGCTGATAAATATTTAAGTCAATTTGTAGAACATTGTTAGGAACAACACACTGATTGTTTACATCAAGGTTGATAGGGTACTCATTTTCTGTATTGAATGACCATCCCTCAGCTTCTATCTCACGGCACACTTGCCTTAGAGTCTTTTGTGCGATAGCCACTTCGGGGCTTTGCACTGTTAAAGTATTAACTGGGGATTCTCCAACGCTCATGAGTATTGAGTTTACAGCATCTAGTTCGGTAGACACTCCGTAAGATATTACTGCCATAATAAAAAAAGGGGGGACTGAGCCCCCGTATAGAATAAAAACTTATGAGAAAGCGGCTGGCTTTGTAGTTGTTCCAGCGAACAATTCTACACAAGCAGCTGGGTTCACATAATCTGCTCCCATAGCTAGTCTTCCTAGGATGACATCGCCTTGGTAAACAACAGAAACATCGCCAGAAGTTACTTGAACTTGTGGGCCAATTGTTTCTACTACACCTGCAGCTTCTCTTTGGAAGATTAATCCGCATGTGTTTGCAAAGTTAGAGGCAGCACCGTAGTTTTGGCGTGGGCCATAGTTGTTACCTGTAACTGTTGTAGCTGTTTCGATTGCCTCAGATACGAATGAACCTGTGTTTCCAGGATCTACTGTATCAAGGTCAGTAGCAGCTGATGCACCTGAGTTAGGAGCATACTTAGTACCATACTTACTGAAGAATGGAACGTTCATTGATTTGTAGATCTTGATACCTGCAATTTCAATTAC